TTTGATTCTTTTGCTTCATTAGTTAAATCTAAAATTTCACAAAGATAATGGCATTCAATCCAACCGCCCAGAATGAGAATGGCTTTTTACAATCCAACACTTACGTTGGAAAAAATAGCCTTAATCGAACAAACCCCTATGCAAATGTTGACGGCTTAAACGCTGAGCAACTTTACGGGGTTGATACCTATGAAGACCGTATTCCAGTATCGTTTAGTTGGCATATTGCTTCAGCTGGTGACAGAACTACGGTTACACCAATTTACGGTGTTACATCTGCTTCCGATTATTTAAAGTTCAACTTGATTGACGAAAGTGGTAATGAGGCTTACGGACGCTGGATATCTTCAGCACCTTCAGCAGCCTTTGACATTACAACCACCGCGTTAAACACGGCGAACGATTGGAAGGCATTCTTTGCTACCTCTAAGGCTGGGGCAAAGACAGAATTTTCATTTAAAATTGAATCAGCAGCAGTTTTAACAAACACAACTGCGACGATTACTTACGCAAACCTTTAAAATTAAAAACAAATGGCATTAGTTGAAATAAGCCAACTTGACGTATCCTTTAGAGGTACAGAGGCAAACAACATATTTTTAGAGCCTGTCTTTTTTGACGATGATTTACGCGGACAATTCCGTGTTCTTGGAAACGTCGCAAATAAAAAGAAAATGGTATTTGTCCAAGACCTTGAGAATATTGTAAGAAAATATTCTGGTTNCGGATTTAACCCAGTTGGCTCGGTTGACATTTATCAGCGTACAATCGACGTTGAAAAAATGAAGGTTGACCTTGAAATGTGCTGGGACGAATTTGAAGACACCGTCTTCGAGGAGTTATTGAAAACAGGAACAAGGCTTCCAGACGTATCGGGAACATTAATTGAAAATATCTTATTGACCCGTACACAACAGGCGATAAGAAATGACATTACCCGTCTTTCTTACTTTGGTTCACAGGCATCAAACAATCCTAATTATGATTCATTAGATGGATTTTGGACAGTTTATTACCCGCAGTTAGTTGCCGATGATTTGATTCCAAGAACAAACACGGGCTCAGGTGCAGACCTTGCGGCTGGTGATGGCTTTGCGATCCTTCGTGCAATCTACGACCAAGCACCTTTACAGTTAAAAGGTTTACCCGCTAACCAAAAGGTGTTTAATGTAACTGGTTCTGTATATTCTCAACTTCGTGAAGACATCGAAGAAGGCGGCGGCGGTGATTACGGTTTACTCCAGTTGATTAACGGGGTTGAGCAATTTACCTTCCGTGGTGTGCCTGTTGTTGCTCAATGGAGATGGGATGACATCGCAACATCTTTGGGAACAACCAAGCCTCATTATGTGGAATACACAACCCCACAAAATAAGGTTATTGCAACCGACGTATTAAGCCCTGAGACGGCTTTGGAACTTTGGTATGACCAGAAGGACGAAAAGGTGTATATTAAGGCTCGTTTCAAGATGGGTGTTAATTATATCCACCATTCATTAATCAGCGTAGGCTACTAATATAAGAATCAATGAGTAGTATAACAAGCGGATGGCTTAACCAATGTGTCGATGGAACTTGCGCTGGTGGTATCGGTAAACTTTATATCGCCAATGCAAATCAAGTTACTGGTTTTACCGCCAATGCCACGGCAGCGGTTACAGCGATTACAATGTCATCAACTGCCTCAGTATTTTACGAGGTGGAATTTCGGGACAATTCGGGAGCATTTACCGAAACCGTAACACAAGACCCAGACACTTTGTCTGTTGCAGTTGAGCAAAGCTTGGTAGGTATTATAAACTGCCGTGACCAAGAGTTAAGAAACTTAATTCAAGACATGGCGGGACAGGCTTGCGGATTGGTTTGTGTACACGTGGAAAATACGGGTAATTATTGGATTTGGGGTGCGGAAACCATTGGCGCAAAGAAAAGACCAGCAAGGCTAACAAGCGCTGAAGGTTTATCTGGTGCTTTGTTTACGGATTCAAATCAGGAAACATTGACGATAACTTGCCGTACCACGAACAAAGCAAGATTCATAGTTGACGGTGCAACCGTAATGGGAGCGCTTGATTAAAACATGAAATATGATAGTCAGGGAAAAAAGTAAGTTGATGATTTACGTCGGGGCTGACCCAACGGGAAAGGCGGGAATACTAAAGAAGGCTATCGGAAATTTTACACAGGCAGAATTAAGGGGTTGGTACAGTACCAACCCCACATCTGTTAGCCAACACGTTATTTTTACTCCCGAGAAAAAAACCTATGAGCCAAATAAAGAAGACGATTCAAGCAGTACCGAACAGGGCTAACAGAAATTTAAAAAGAAACAATAGCCCTTTATTGGCTTCCGTTACTTTGGATACCTCAAACACTATGTTAGTGCAAGAGGATATTTTCAATGAACCTTCCAGAGAAAGGCTTGATTTTACAGGGGCTAAATGGGTTAGATTCTTTACCCAAAAAGATGACTTTTTAAAGAGTCTTATTGCCATTGTGAACAATTCCCCAACGCTTCGGCGTATCATTGAGGACAAGGTTAACATGGTTGTCGGTGATGGATTTATCCCAATGAAAGGAAAGTCTAATACCTTACTTACAACCTCGATGAAGGGAGAGGTAATTACGGATGATTCTTTAAATGAGATTGAGGAAGTTATTGGACAAGTTAACTTGCACGCACAAAACTTGCAAGAAGTGCTTGGCTCATTGGCTTTTGATTACGATGCTTTTGGAAATTGCTTTGCAGAAATTGTAAGGGGAAAGGTTGGTTCTCAGCCTTTCACCTACATTTACCATGTCCCAGTTTATAACATTGGCATCAGGAAAGCCGAGGCGGATCAGATTATAAGGTCGGTTGGCATTTACGACAACTGGGAAGAAGTGCCACTTACAACCGAGGGGACATATTACGAAAGGGAAGGGTTTAGAGAAATACCAATTTACCCAGAGTTCAAGAAATTAGAAGACGGAACGGAGCGTTCAATTATCCACGTCAAACAATATGCGGCTGGTTATTTCTACTTTGGTTTACCTGAGTGGATTGGGGCGAAGATGTGGGCAGAGATTGAATACAGAATCCAGCGTTTTAATACCAGTAAGTTTGAAAACGGCTTCATGCCTTCTGGAATATTACAATTCTTTGGTTCAATGACATCGGTTGAGGCAAAGAGCCTTGTTGAAGGTATTGAATCAAAGTTTACAGGAATGGGAAATAATCACAAGTTATTTGTTCAGGTTTTAAGGGACGAAAAATTAAAAGCTAATTGGATACCAACATCAAAGGAAAATGAAGGGGAATTTTTAAACCTTCAAAACCTTGCAGCTTCAGCGATTGTTGTGGCTAACCGTTGGTCAAAGTCTTTAGCAGGCTTTGCAACATCGGGACAACTTGGAACAAACCAACAGATACGGCAAGAAATGGAATACTTGCAAAATACGGTTATTAAACCACGCCAAAACCTTATGTTATCAAAGATTATTAACCCTTTCTTAAAAGAAATTGGACTTTATAATCCAGCATTCACCGACGTGACGTTTGGTATTTCCAACACTTTACCCGTGTCTTTCATGGGTGATTTAAAGGTAGATGAAAATCTTTCATTAAACGAGAAAAGAGAAATATTAGGGTATGCACCCGTAGAAATAGAACAAACAACCCCAACGAATGAGCCAATTAATACAACCGAGTGAAGTAATAGCTGGAGGGGTTGCACGTCCAACACCAGCAGATATAAGACTTGATAAGTCGCTTATTAGCCCACATATTCAAGACGCTGAGTTCCGTTGGATTGTTCCCGCCATTGGCTTAACTTTATATGATTCAATGGTTACAGACAAGGGAAGTTCAACCGCGTTTACATCAACTTCTTATCAGGATATTTGGGACAAGCAATTAAAATCTTTTTGCGCCAATGCTGTCTTATATGAAGCTTCGCCTTATATGGTCATGCAACTTGGCTCAAATGGTTTATATACCCTTGATAATGAATACGGACAAAACGTCGGGGTTGATGGTTTAAAGTTTTATCAAGATACCTTGTTACAAAGGTTGGACGTAAAGAAAAAAAGGATTAAAGATTTGCTTTGCAATTATTCAACACCTTTGACCGCGTTTATACCCAGCGCCATTGGTTGCCCTGAGTCAACTTGCGATGAACACGAAGAAGAAATTACAGACATTTACAACACTTTAGGCATTGTGCTATGATAGAGAAACCAAAAAAAGAAAGGCGATTCCTCAAGGCATTGGGGCGCGTCGGTGAGATATTAATTGAACAGGTTTTAATCAAAGTCGGGAGTAGTTTAATTAAAAGGATTGGAGGCAAAAAAACATTGCCTTCGATTCTTTTTTTATTCCTTTCGATTTCCCTTTTTGCCCAGTTTCCAAACACGGGCAATAAACAAAGATTAGGTTTCCAGACCACGGCTGACGGGTTGGTTTGGCGCGGTTCAATTTCTGATACAGCAAGCATTCAACCCGTATCAAATCAAAACGCATGGGTTATTCTTGACACGGTTAACCTTAAAATATATTCCTTTGATTTTACTTCCAATGTTTGGAATCAAGTTGGTACGGGTGGCGGTTCTGCATTCACCCAGCCTATTGACTCATTGTTTTTTAAAACAAGCGTATCCCCTAACAATGTGGACACGGCAAAAATGCGATGGGATTCCGAGTTAGGTACAGTGGTTTTGGGAATGTACGATGCCGTGCCCAATGAATTAGGATTTAAAAACTTTTGGTTAGTTAAGAATCAAACAGGATCAACTATTACAAAAAATAGCCTTGTTTACGCATCGGGAACAGTTGGCGCAAGTGGAAGGATATTGGTATCAAAATTTATAGCCAACGGAACAATAGATGCAAAGTATTTATTAGGAATAACTGCTCATGATTTAAGTAATGGCGAAGATGGCTACGTTATTTCTTTTGGCAAGATAAGGCAAGTTAATACTGATACCTTTGCGGCTGGAGCAATCCTTTACCCTTCGCCAACTACGGCTGGTGTTTGGACGGATGTTGAACCAGTTGCTCCTAACATTGATTTGCCTATTGGCTTTTGCATAAATTCATCTTCAAACAATGGTACAATTTCAATTCGTGTAGCATCGGGTTATAGTTTAAACGAATTGCACAACGTGGCAATTACCTCACCAGTTGAAAAATCAAGTTTATTTTATTCTGATGGATTATGGCGCGATACAACTGCCGCACTTTTGGTAAGCGACACGGCTTCGATGCTTACGCCTTATTTTAAAAAATCAGATACCACATCGTTAAACCTAACCTCAAGGTTTGCCGCAAAGCTAAATATTTCCGATACCTCTTCCATGCTTACAAATTACCTTAGGTCAGGGGTTGCAGCTTCCACATATCTGCCATTGACAGGGGGAACATTAACGGGGGCGTTAAATGTAAATGGAACATCAACGTTAAATTTTACAAATGTATATGGTAAAAATACCTATGTTCCTTTTAATGTTGGAACAGGTGAACAATCTATTTTTAATGTGGGCGCATATTTAAGAGGTGGAACAGTTATGATATTTCCAGATTCTTCTTTAGCTGGAAGTTCTGGTAATTTATTTTTTGCAAATTCAAATATTTTAGGTGTTGAATTTTCTGCAAGAGGTAGCGGGATTAGAAATTATATAAAACAAGGAGGAGATAATAATAGAAATTCTTTAGCCTTATATACAAGTGATATAGGTCAGCAAAATACTAATAGATTATATATTAACTATAATGGAGATATTGGAATTAATGATGATACACCTATTTATAAACTTGACGTTAACGGAACACTCGGTGTAACTGGTGCAACTACGTTATCAAGTACATTAAGTGGTACAACAGGAACATTTAAAGCATTGACAATAAATAATAATGTTAGTAGTGGAGAAGGTGTATTATCTATTCTTAGCAATACTTTTAATGATGCTAATAAAATACAATTTGGGGATGTTTCTGGAATAAGAAGAGAAATATTATTACCCACAGGTGTGAGTAGTTTACAATTTAGAACATACGCACTTGGAGGCACTGAAGGAGGTTATTCTTTTTATACAAGACGGAATCCAAATGCCGAACAATTAGCATTTAACATAGATTTTGATGGTAATTCTAATTTTTACGGCACACTNGGNGTAACAGGCGCAACGACATTNACAGGCGCACTCACCGTAAACAATGCCACGGTATTAAATGAAGGCTCAGGTGACTTTGACACGCGCATTGAAAGTGACGGGAACGCCAACATGGTTTTCGTGGATGCTTCAACCGACCGCGTAGGCATTGGCACGGGTTCACCTTCAAAGACCCTTGATGTTAATGGTGAGGTTAAAATTGCAACGGTGACAACAACTCCAACGGCTTTACTTGGCAAAGATGCAAGTAATGTGGTTGGAGAGGTTACCACGGTGGCACAAACAGGATTAATGACAAGGGGTTCAACAACAGCAACAACTGGAACGCCTTCAGCTGTTTTTAACGTCACTCATGGGCTTGGTTCAAACCCTACTGCGGTTATAGTGACAAGTGCTGGTATTGCTGGTGCAGAAAAAATAATATTTGAGGTTTATGCCAAAAATTCAACTACTTTCAGTGTTCAAGCTTGGAATTATGATGGCACGGAGGCGGCATCAACATCGGTAACAATCTATTGGTTAGCAATAAAATAAACACAAAATGAAAAAAATATTATTCTTTTTATTCTTTCTTCCTTCTTTTGCCATTGCACAGGATACGGTTATCATTTCCAAAATCTTTGCAGATGATACCCTTTGGAGCGTAAAAAAGGTGTACGCTAATCAGGATGTTCAAATAAAATTGTTTGAAGATTCATCTGCCATTTATTACTACATTTTAAACGATGTTGTGGATGAGGCACGGAAGATGACCGATGCTTTTAATATTTACGAAAACCGTAACAAGTTTTTAAACGCCTTGCATAAACTTGACAAAAGCATGGTTAATGGGAAAGTGGAAAGTGCTTTTGATTACCTTTCTAATTTATACGCCTCTTTCTGGTTAGGAAATTACAATGCCATTGCTAATGGGACAAAGGTTCTTGCTGGGGCTGAGATATTTGTAAATAAGAATAGCGAATTAAGGATTAAGATTGGCGAAAGCATTAACAAGCCTTTCATTGCCATTGCCGACACTTATGGCATCATTGTAAATTATCCAAACACGGGGGACAGATTTGTTATTTACAAAACAAATGAAAAGTCGTTCAAGGATTTAGATAACAAATTAATCCTCAGAAAGCAAAAGAAATGAAATCAGTTATAATAAATATTTTAAAACTTGGCTACGACGGCATTGTTTATTCCATTTGTTGCGGAGTGCTTTTCTCGTTTTTCCTTCCCATCAAGGATTTTTTGATTTTTACAATATTTGTAGTTTTTGCAGACACGGTGACGGGTATCATGGCGGCAAAGAAAAGAAATGAGCCAATAACAAGCAAAGGTTTATATCGGACTTCTCAAAAGGTGGTTGTTTACTTTGTCGGTATCATGATTTTTCACGGAGCAAGTGTTACTTTTGGTTTACCTTCACAAATAGTTTACTCAGTTAGTTTCTTGATATCATTTACAGAACTTTACAGTATTTCAGAAAACATAAAGTCTATAACTGGAGTAAACATTGGAACATTAGTATTAAAATTTTTCAGACGTTAAAATAATTATAAAATGATTGAAACAAGTTTAAAAGGAGCATTAAAAGACTCCGATACAATTAAATCTCCCATTGGTGAGATTGCCTGTTATTCCCTTAACTTTGCCGAACTTGCTGGTGAAATTAATGTTTTCATGGATGGTTCAAAAGTGAAATTTACATGGCGAGAATATGTTAAACTTGCACAAATTATTTGGGACAAAATCAAGGAGACAAGCCGTGAATGTGCTGGGAAGGAGATTTCGGTTACTTTACCGCCCAAATTTTCTTTGATTTCCGCAGCTTTTTCGCTCATCGGGTTTAAATTATAGGCGCAGACAGATTCGCTACCTTATGCACCTGAGAAGGGGGTTTATTGATTTAGACTCCCTTTAAAAATATATAAATATGAAAGCAAATCAATTTTGTGTTTTCCTTGATGCTGGACATGGCGGAGTTGACCCAAAGAAAAAGTTACCTTTTAATTATACGACTTACCCTTCAAAGTGCTTCCAGCATAACAACTCAATCTTCCACGGTTACGGCTGGTTCTTTGAAGGCGTGTTCAACAGGGAAGTGGCGGCAAAGATTGAGCAATATTTAAAAGATTGGGGAATGTCGGTTATCAATGTTTACGACCCTGTTATTGATGTAAGCCTAAACAAACGTGTATTAAAGGCAAACATGAACGCCCAGAACTATGAAGCTTCGTTGTTCCTGAGTATACATGGCAACGCAGCAGGATCAACAACGGCAAGAGGCTTTGAAGTGTTCACATCAATCGGGCAAACAAAGGCTGATATTTACGCCACCTTCCTATTCAATGAGGTAAAAGAGGCTTTTCCAAAATGGTTGTTTCGAAGCGATAAAATTGACAATGACCCAGACAAGGAGGCTAATTTCTTTGTACTGAGCCAAACCAGTATGCCAGCCGTGTTATCTGAAAACGGATTCTTTACCAATTACAAAGATGCCGTCATGATGTTCGACCCAGCCTTCCAAGATACATTGGCGCTTTGTCATGCACGGGCGGTGGTTGATTACGCAAAGACGCAAGGGGTAATGTTTTAAAATGGAAAGGGTTGACGCAACTGCCAACCCTCTAATTCACCACTCCTAAACTAATTAACATAAACAAACGTAATCAATTTCTTAATTTATAATTTGATTTATAATTTTCAAAGATAAATTTGTGACCGTGTCACCGTCCGTGCTTTTATACAACCGATAAGCAATAGTTAACATTCGTCCTTTGTCCATTGACTCAATAGGCGGCTTCCCGTTTGGAAGTAATGGCTCAAGATAAAACTTTAATAATGCAATTTTGCTATTTAAACCGTCGGAAAATCTGATCGGCTTCGGGTAAGTTTTAGCAATCCTTTCAATTTCCTTCCAAGTGCTTATCTCAATTCCGTCGATTAATTCACTATTTCTTTTCATGTTTTTGGTAATTTTTAGCCTGTAAAGCAAGAGTAAAACAATCGATTTCGTCCTGACTTATTTTGGCAGTTTTAAAATTTGGTTCAAACTTGTAACCTTCGCTTTGGAAGATTTTTAAAAATATTTCTTTTCCCCATTTCTTCCCCTTTTGCTCAGGGCTTATGTTGTAACCCTCGTAACCATTTTCCTTAATCCATTCATAGGCAATACGACTTGCACCTTGATTCATGCCCACGTTTCGGGACATACGGGAAAGGATAGCGCGATTAATAGATGAATTAAAGGTTACGTTTTGAAGGCTGGAATCTTCCACCATTACAACGGGGTTTTCATATTGCGCCCACTTTGGAACATCAAGGATAAAATCCACGAACCTTTTATATTTCGTGAATTTTACCTCTTTGTTTGATTGAATAATGCAAGCCGCCATTCCGTTTATCCTTATTGCTGGGTCAACCCCGATGTATGTCCTCAAAGTGTTATCGTTTGAAACGAAGTTACATATCCTTTACTTTCTTTTGGTGCATCTTCCGTGACTTTTTTTACAACGACCCTTCTTTTGCGTCTTTTGATTACTTTTGGCTCAACTAAACCGTATGCCTCAACCCCTTTGTTAACAAAGTTTATTTCTAAAAGGTATCCAAAGCAGACGATTGTTCCCACAAAAAAGAACATTGTAATAAATTCCGCTCCAGAATACTTTTCCATTAACCCGAAGAAAACTTCGATTAAGGCTATTACCGTTGCGCCTAAGGCTATTTTAGGCGGGAAAGGGCTTCTTCCCTTAGTAGGGTTTAAAAAGTCCATAAAAACGACTGCAAAGCGTCCAAGTTGTAAAATGGTTGAAGCGGTGATTGCAACCCAAAAGTTAATCGGTAAAAAGATGGCGGTTAAATAGGCATTAATGCCGTAGGTAAGGACGATTGTCAAAAGCATGATTGTAGGAATGTTGTCGCTGATGCTTTCAAAAGTCCATTTAAACTGGGTGTTGGTGAAATTCTTTTCCATTTGTTTTGTTTTTTAAGTGGTGAAAAAAGTAGGGCAGCTGGGGGACTGCCCTGTGAAATATTATAAACTATTACATAATTCAATAAACTCAGATTCTGGTAAACGTTCCATCAATATATTTAAAACAATATCCTGAACTATGTTTGCAGCTGATGTAAAATCATTCATTAATTTTTTTAATTCAACTATCAAATCGTTAGTTGGTAAAGCGTTTAATCTTGAAGTTGCGATTGATGTAAATTCTGAAGCTGTCATTTTGTTGTTTTTTAAGTGGTGAAATATCGTTTGTTTGTTTCGATATGTAAATATATAAATAAATATTTAAACAAAAAAATATTTACACAAATAAATAAAAAAAAGTTAAAAAACATTGTAATCTTTCTTCAAAGGGAAGTTATCCCGTTTGATTTGCCAGTATTCCGCCATTAATGAGGCACGAAACTTGTAATCCCTGTCGGTATGGTAGCCCGATTTGTAAACACATTTACAAATAGATTCGTATAACTTAATCCCTTTGATTTTGTAATTTGCCTTTTTACAGGCGGCGTATCTTCCAGAGTTAAGAACACCAGCCCAAAGGTTCATACCTTCTTCCGTGCTGGATGCTTTCATAAACTTTGCCTTAATGTACTTATCTTTTCCCCTGATGACCTCACGGGTCTTGTAGGTTACCGATTGTTTTCCTTTCAAAGCCTTAACCCCTCCAGCGTTTGCGTGCTTGCGCCAAAGTTCTGTTTCAACTCCTTGACTGGTTGCCTCGATGATGAAAAAGGAATAAATCATTGATACAGGGAAATCAGTTAAAACGTGGACGTTCATTAACATACTTTCATAACAATAAGCAAGGTATATGCGACGAAGCTTTGCCCGGTCAACTTTTGCAAGGTTTCGAAAACCGCGACCTTCCAATGTTTGCCTTAATTGTAGCCCTGATAACTTTCTAACCTCCCAGCCGTACGAACGAGATCCGTAGGCGCTTTCATCAACTTCCTTTTTTTCCTCTTTGCCCTGGATAGTAAGCGATGTTATTTTGTGAACATACACCGTATCACGCTGAATGATGGGAACAAAAGAAGTATAATTGTAATTTGTGTTTATCGGGGAATAAATCAACCCGATGACAAAAGCAATGCCAATGCCAGCGGCTACCTGATACGGCAGCCGCGTATTTTGTGGAACGTAAGTTTCTATTATTGGCTCTTTCATGATTATTGCATTACTGGTTCAGCGTAAAAGTGTCCGCCATCGTATTCAATCGTTTCGTCATTGGCATCTGCAATCACGTTTCCGTCGCAATCCCTTACAAGTCCACCCCATGAAAACTCATCCTCAGGGAAATAATTTTCATTAAGCATCTTTTCGTAAACCTTTTCAACTGCGTTGCGCTTAGAATAGGCAGCTACTTCTTCGCATAAATCTTGATACCTTTTGGCGTTGCCAAAGTACATAACTGAATAAATTTGCTTTTCCATTTTGGTTGTTTTTAGTTGTTAAAAGAAATTTCAAATTCTACTAACCCTGATTTAGATAACATATTTTCAATATCAAGACAAATGTCTTCCATGTCTTCCTCAAACGTGGTAAAAGTCCAGCAATTTGATGCAACTTGTTCTTCTTGAATATCAAAAATACAAGCAATGTTAAGGTCTCTAATTATATCTTGAGCCTTTAGTGTTTCTCTTAGTGAAGTGGTTAATGTAATCATTTTGGTTGTTTTTGTTATTTTCAATATGTAAATATATAAATAAATAATTAAATAAAAAAATATTTACAACATTATTTATAAAAAAAATCCCGTACCAATGAGATACGGGACAAAATCAACCAAATAATGCAATACTTATTTCTTTATCTTCAACCTCAATACCCAGTTCTTTAAACTTTTTTATCGCATCTTCAACCGTTTCTGCGTCGG